GATTGCGTTATGCTTAGCACTCTTATTGTAAAGTTGCAAAAGATAGTTAGGGTAGTCGTTTCTTTCACCAAACTCAATATAACCTTTGCCCCTCTTTTCTCTATATTCGGGTTGCCTTGCCTCTTGGAAATTTAATATTACTAAATCATTCATCGTGTTATGTATGTATTGTCAACCTCGTGTTGCGTGTACTCAAATGTGGTTGATGGTGATAGTTTCATGATTCCCTCTTCAAGCAATCCCGTTGCTTGGGTGTAGTCTACATTGTATGCACTTGATTGCTCATAGACATAGTACAACCACTCGCCAATATTACCCAACCCGAAATACTTCGGTACTTTGATGCTAAATTTATTGTACCTATCCTTGTAAATAGATACATCAAGAGCAAACAAAAGCACTAAAGTAACCTCATCCCGTGTGGTTCTATTGACAAAACGGAACAAGTAATTAGGAGAAGTCAATGTTTGCTTCTCGGTTAATGTTAAGTAAATAAACTCGGTTGCTCCTTGAGTGAGTTGTATCATTACTACTAAATAGGTAATCCGCTTACTTTTACCCAAAAAGAAAGGCATCCGAAATGGATGCCCTACTCATTCTAAACCTTATGTCCTATTTTACACAGTCAGACCTGCTATAATTGAACTTGATACCTCTGGACACATTGCTGCTTCATTAGCGGTAAAAGTCAGCGTATAGCCACTCCTATCACCAAAAGCAGTACCGGTTGCACCATTGCCACCAGTTAAATCAGCACCATTAACCTTGCCCATAAACCAATACTTATCATTGCCATCTTGTACAACTGCCAAGAGGTTATTCTTAGCAAGCAACAAGATTTCATTACGAGTATTTGCTTGTAGTTTGTTAAGGATGATTGACAATTCACTTGCATAAAATACAGTTCCATTCTCAACCGATGCAGTGATGTTCTCGGTAAAAGAGGAAGTCTGCTTGACAAGATTATACTTGTAAAAAACTTTGCCTCCACTCTTTGTGATTGTCGTAACAACACCCGAGGCTTCTACTGTTGCGGTTACATCAGCGAAAGGAATAAACCAAACGGCTTTTACACCACCTACCGATTCCTTGCAGTCTAACGTATAACCTTGAGTTAATGCACACGGCATAATATTATAATTTAAGATAAGGCAAGGGATGGAAACCACCCCTCACCTTAAAGTTATTTAAACAAAGAACTTAACAATCTCATCTGGGAATGCAAAGTTTACACCCATCTTGAATTCTGCTACAAAGCGAACCTGGTCTGCTTCTTTGGCAAAGAAGATTTCAAATCTTTCTTCTTCGTTCAAAAGATCAGTTCCAATGTAAAAATTAGAAATCCTTGCTGCTACGATGTCATTTGTTCCGTTAAGACCTTGAACCGCAATAACCTTAATGGTTGTACCTGGGAGAACAAACTCACCATTTGCTTTTTGGTCTACTGTGTAATGAAACTGATTAGCAGTTTTCAAAGCAACAGTGTAAGTGCGGAAAGTGTCCATACCGCAGAAGATAACCATGTCATCCTTGTCAACTACTTGGGCAGGAATTGCCTTGTAGATTGAATCAAAAATAGAGATAACATTTCCGGCAGTGATTGCAGTTTCTACTGAACCATGAAAAGGAACACTATTTGCATTCACAATAGAAGCACCTGCGGTTGTAATTAAAGAAAGCAAACCAGTAAACTTGTTCAAGTTTACATCAACGCTTCCAGTGTTACCTTGCCACAGAGCATTTTCCAATTGAAGAGCAATTTTAGATGCTTTCAAGTTAGAATACTCCTCAGAATAAACCATTGAATCATAACGGCTACCAGCAGGAAGTGCCTTCTGCAAATATTTGCTTTCGAGGTCCTTCAAACAAAGTGCCTCATTAACTTTGATTTTTCCAACAGTTACTGCCCTTTGCGTAAATGAAGTCAAACCTGATGCATTAAATCCACATGATGAACCATCTTGGAAGATAGCATCTGTGTTCATGATGTTGATGGTTTCTGCGGATTTAACTCCTACCATTACGTTCCCTTGGTCTTTAATTAGACCTGCGGTTTTGCTACCGAGTACAGAAGCAGATATAAGCAGTTGCTCATTCTCTTTTGTATATGCAGCCAATGTTGATACACTAAAACTCATTTTATTTTATTTTTATTGTTTGTAAATTATTTACTTTATTGATTTTGCGAAGGCAAGAAACCGACTTACTTTGTCATCCTTGCTTTCAACGTGTTGATTGAACTTATCCTTTGGTTGCTCGGTTGCATTTGCTGATGGTGTGCTTAAAATTTGCACTAACACATCTGAAATGTCGCTGATGCCCTTACTAAACTTTAATTCTTGTGAGGCAAGTTTGGCATCGTATGCCATCTTAATCTCATCAAGTTGCCTTTGCATTTCATCAATCTTTTTCTTCATCATATCTTCCTCACCCTTCTTTTTTTCTTCATCATCATAGTGCTTATCACTATCTACCTCAACCTCTGGTGCTTCTACCTTGGGAACTTTAACTTCAAGAATAGTTGCTGCTTCATCAAGAACAATAACAGAACCATCAATCAACTCATGCTCTCCTGCCGGTGCAGGTGATTCTTTGCCACCCTCATCAATTAGAGAAACCTTGCCGCCTACTTCCAACTTGTCAATCATGACTTTAGCACCACTCTTTAGGGAGTATTCTGCGAAAGACTGGGTAGGTTCAACAGATGCCATTGGGAGTTCCCCTGCTTCTGCAAACATTTGCTTAATCTTGTTTATCGCTTCCAATGTTGTCATAAATATCTTTAGTTATAAATAGTTACCTTTTGCCCATGTACCATATAGGGCATTCTTAGCCTATTTGAGCAAGTACCTTCAATACGTTTGCCCATAGTTGCTCAATGCGTTTATCCCCCGTTTTTCGGTAGTTAAATTGCCCCTCCACGCTAAACCCACGAACCTTGCCCTCCTTGACCATTTGCCAAACCTCATCATTGTCAACTTTGAACGAACCGAACCAAGACCCATCAGGTACATCCTCAAATCCTTTCATCGCCCTTATTCCCCTTTTGTCATCCTTTATCCAAGATTCAAACATTGTCATACCCTCGGTTAGATTCCCTTGATCATGCATCAAGTTTACGTTTGATTGGTAACCCTTCTTGAAGAACCTTTGTGCAATCTTTTTTATCGTTTCTTTGGTGAATACTACATAATACTCCCCATTGTCATCGTTTCTGTATATCGGGGTATCTGCTAACATCAAAGGACCGGAGATGATTCTTTCTTCTTCATCTTGGATGGCAAAGTTTTGTCTTTCTATTTGCCTTATCTTAGATTCTGCCCAACTCAATGCACTCTTACCACCCCATGCATCGTACATCAACTTTCCGCATCCATCTCCGTAACCTTTGGAATTTTCAAGGTCTACCTCATGTCTTGAAAGGTAAGAGTACATTCTCTTGATGGTTTCAATGCTGATAGGTTCACCTTTAGCCAACTGGTTTGCTCTTTGCTTTCCTACATCAGTACCACATGAACCCCATCCGTTCTCCTCTGCCCATTCCAACGCTGCCCTTGCATTATTCTTTACTGCATCGGGATAGTCGCTATATGATTCAAAACTTTCTTTGTTTATATAATTGCACAAATGACATTTGTAAGTATCTTCTCCACCTTCCTCATAGTTCCAAGAATGCCCACAGTTTTCGCAAACAATCATGCTGTCTTGTGCAAACTTGTCAGATTTAGGATGGTCGTTTGGTAGTAAATCATAGTCGGTAGTATATTTTGCATTTTGAGGTCTGCCATTCTTAAGCAAGTATAAGAAGGCATTAACTCTTGCATATGCCCATTGCTCTGCTGATTTTACCACTGGGGAACGTGAGGTATTGAATGCACCTAAACCACGTTGAAAAACAGACTTTAATGCTCCAAGAGTAGCATTGCCATTCTTGGTATTGCTTTCTTTTTCATTAAACTCATCAACTTTTTTCTGCAAAGTTTTCTCTTGTTCGTCGGTAACCTTTGCCCCACCTTTGCCGGATGCATCACCTTTTGCACTTCCTTCCCCTTTCGGGTTTGGATTCTTAGTGCCTGACCTCGGTGCTTTGTCTGATTCTTTTATACCACCTCTTGGACCAACCTTTGCAAGTTCTTCAATGTGGTACAGGTACTCACTATCTTCAGTATGCACCGCCCCAGTCATCAACCTACCATCTGCATCTTTATGCGTTGGTCCTTCCCACAAAACACCATCTTTTGTATAGTGTAGCATACCTTCTGCAAACTCATCTTTAAACATTAAGAATGCTCGTTCTATTGCAGGTCGGTCAACAAGACTAACTACATCAACCTCAACATCATCCTCAAAGTCGCTTGTTATCTCTAAGTTATAAATCGGTATTTTTTTCTCCATGTCATTAATTTTATCCAAGCCTTGCTGCTCGGTTTATTCTTATTATTTTTTCTTGACTATTTGTAATATCTGATTCCACAACGTATGCCCTACCCGTTGCCGAACCCATTTGGTTGATTGATTGCTGACTTAATGAGGTAACTGTATTTTGGATTTGTGCAGATGGTGCTATTGGTGCAGCCGTATCTATTGCAGGTGTACTCCCACCTCCAACATTTCCGCTACCACTTGCAGATGGTATCTTTGTACTGATTATCTTTTTTACATTTATCAATCCTGCTGCAATAGTCGCTGCTGCTGCTATTGGTCCAAATATACCACCTTGGGCAATCGCTTTAGATGCACCTTGATAAGTGTTGATGATTGCTTGGGTTACTGCAATCGCTTTACCTGCTGCACTATTTTGGTCAACAAGACCGCCAATAATTGAAAGAGATTGTATGGCAAGACCTACTTGTGCATCAAACTTTTCTTTTTCAAGTTGCTTTTCATAATCAGTTAACTTTTTCTTTGCATCGGCTCGCTCTGTTGCAGATATTACTATTGCATTAGTTACACCTTTTGCAGTTACTTGTGTTGCAATAAGTGCATCTTTACCAACTGCTGTAATACCTAAAATTTCTGTTTTTGTTAAATTTGCTGCAAGTTCTTTATCTCTACGGATTAAATTTTCCCCTTCTAACCTATCTTTTTCTATACGGTCTTTTTCATCTTGTATAACTTTTGCTGCCTTATTTGCTTCTGCTTTTTTATCTGCAATCCTTTTCTTTTCTGCTTCATCAAGCACCGCATTCTCAACCTTTAACTCTCTGAATCTTTTTGCTTCTTCCTCTGTTAGTGTGCCAGTAAGTTTCAGCCTTTCACGAAGTGCGTTGGTTTCGTTTGCATTTGCCTCTTTTTGAAGTGCATAAATCTCTTTTTCTTTACCTCCTTGTGCCGTTAATAACTTAACCCTTGCCTCTATGTTCTCATTCGCCTTCGCATTTGTCTTACTTAACTTTTCAAGCACCCTATCTGCTTCCGATGTTATGCCTACAAAATCAGTAAACTTTGTAACAAGATTTCCTACAAGGTCGGCAAGTTTTCCAAGACCTGGAATAAAGTTTAGGACTACCTTTTTGACTGTTTCAAAGTTCGCAATTAACAAACCTACTCCAATAACCAAAGCACCTATCCCCGTTGAGATGATTGCAGACCTTAGAGTTCCAAAGGCTTTACTAACCGAATCTTTAATTACACTGCCTAACACCTTAAAGGAATCAATGCTATTGCCAACTGCTTCAAGACCTTGCGACAATGCTAATGCAGATTGTACCTTTAACAAGGTTTTCTCAACTGCTTCTGCTTTATTTCCGAACAATCCAACCGCACCTTGTAAAGCAGCAAACCCACCTGCTGCACCTGAAAGAGATGAGGATAATGCCTTAAACTTTTGGTCGGGATTGAATGCATCCGTTAAGGCTTTAGCATCTCCGATGGCATCCTTTAACTGTGCTGCCTTCTTAGCTGCATTGATTGCCTCTTTTGATGTTGCACCAAACTTATCAGACAAGGCGTTTACCTCATTCTGTGCTTCCCTTAGTTGTTGCTTTAATGAACCAACCGATTTGCCAACATCACTACAATCAACTTTTATTTTAATAGGTATTATTTCTTCTGCCATCTTATATGTATGTTAATTCAATTACTTTTAGTAGTTCAACCTTTGTAGTGTTAAAGTCCATCGGGTTATAATCCATGACCTTATTCAACCGAAAAAGTGAACCATCAATATAAATTAGTTTGCTAAAATCAAGGTTATAAATATCAATCTCATTTAACTTCAAAGAGCAAGTAAGTAACTTGCTATCCTTATCCGTTATCTCTGCAATGTACTCGGACCAATAACCTGCAAACAAGTTCGCTGCCGTTACTGCTGATGCATTATAAAATACTTCCTTAGTTGCACCCCAGTTGATATCTGCAAGTGGATTAAATGGGTCATCAACGTGTCCTGCATATCCGTAAGCGGTGTATGTATCATGACCTGATGGATGTTTTAGTTTCCAAGATGCCCTACCCGTTATCTTCTTCGCTTGAAGAATACGAATAACGGAATCCATCTTATCTTCTGCATTGTTTGAGTTTGATAGTTTGTAAATAGTGCTATAAATTTTGTCAGTACCCGTGAACTGGTAAAGTATTGTAGATGCAAATATCAACTCTGTAGTATCCTTATCTTTTACAAACTCATTCTCACTATCATAAATTAAATCGCCATAACCTTCATTGTACTTCTTGCGATAGTTCTCTGCATAAAAGTCATTGTCTTGCTTGTACTTATAATCGTAATAACGTGCCGTAAACTCGGACATTGGTTTTAATCTTATTACACTACCTCGGTCCACCTTATCGGTAAAGTCTATTCTTGTGCCATCGTAAAAGTCTATGAATGGTTTGATGATTAGTTTCTTTTCTACCAACTTGTCCTCATAGACATAAAGGTTAAACATCTTAACAATGGAGGCAAAGAAGTCTTTCTGAAAGATTCCTTTTGGGATAATGTCATTAATTACAATCGTATCGCCATAAGTAATATTAACAAGAGTTGGGTTGCTTGATATTACGTTAAAGTTTCCCGATTGGATATCTAAGTCAGAAAAGTTGCCAACCATGTCAACAACTAAAACATCTGTAATCACAAGAGCAAGAGATGCTACACTAAGATTGGCATTAAAGTTGTAACCGCTACCAGGTAGGGTGTAGGTAACTCCCGAAATAGGTGTACCATTTTTTAGAAGTTGTATAGTAAAATCACTTGAAGGACTGATTGCGTTTATTGTTCCTGCAATACTTAATGCAATGCTTCCTGAAAATGCAGTACCAGAGTTGTATTCAAAATGACTACCGCTTACTGTTACTGTAAAATTTCCTGCATTTACAATATCAAACTCAACATTGCCGGTTGCATCAGTGTAGTTTTTAACCTTTGCCGTAGCGATCAATATAGTTGATGAACTTTTAGTTAATGCCTTTTGATTGTTAGGTATTACTAACCTATTCATCAAAGCCGTACTAAGCAAAGGGAACTCATAAGTATAACCCGAACCATCAAGTATCTTGGTTAAGTATTGCTTTACGAACAATGCAGGTCTAAAGGCATCAAAAGAAAAGTCTACCTTATAACTCCCTCCTGGAGTTACCGATACCCCACCATTATCTATCAAAGGGAAGTAAACCCCCGTACCGCTAATGTTATCCCAACTTGTTGCAATGGTTGATGCGTTCCAAGTTTGGTCTGCTATTCCAAAATCAATGTCTTCAAGTTTACTGTTTCCAAGTGCATTGATAAAACCACCTAACTCACCAAACACACATACCTCATATTCAATGCTTTTGCCATCAATTAATATCTCAAGCATCCGCAAAACACCCTTAAATATTTGTATCTTATCTACCAAGATGATACATGGTACTGACTTGGTAGCATTGAAGTTGTAACCCACATTTGGTGCTGCTGAATTATATGAATTGGAGTTCCCAAAGTCAAATATATTACCGAATAGCTTATTATTTGTATCATTGCCTGGGAGTATTATTGTTTTACTGAATGAGGTATTCCTTGTTGCAAAGTCTTGTATCTCATCTATCGCATAGGTAAACTCTGCGGAGATATCCTTAGTTAAGTCAAGTTGGTAGTTATCAATGTATATCTCTGTCCTCATCGGAATTGACTATATTTTTTATTGGCAATCTGCACATCTAACTCTAAGTTAAAGATCTTGTCCGCTATCCGTTTCTTCTCCTCCCAATTACTTGTCATCGTTACCACGGGATAGTAAAAACCCGATTTTTCAAAGTAGACCTCTGGTGATTGGATTAACTCCGCTAACCAATTATAATCGGTTACATTTAAGTAATTACTTCGCAGTTTGTAGGATGTTGAATGCTCAACCACATACTTCGTTGCACCTGGGTTGATTCGGTTGTAATTATCATAGGACCGCATGGCAACCGCAGATGAATTGTACCGCCATTTATTGCCTTCGTATTGCTTTGATTCTGTCTGCCTTGATTCTTTATTAACCAATCTAAAATGCATCGTATCATACCCTCCTAACTGATTCAAGAAGTGTAATGCTATCGGTGTGTAGTTAGCATTGCAAACAAGTTTAACCTTTGCCTCCGGACCGAATGATGTGCCATTGTGCAACTTGATTCCGTAAGCATAGGTAGTTGATGGGATTACTGTTGATCCATACCAATCATTGATGCCACTTGGTGAGATGTCAAGTAGGCTAAAGGTATCTCTTGGGTCTGTTCCCGTAGTCAATGCACTTCCGCTTGTAGTTCCGTTCTCATTATAAAGTTGAAGGGATGGGTAAAGGTTGGTAGTTGCTCCCGATGCAGTCATGTAACCAATGTGCAACTTATCAGTAAAAGCACATTCCACATTGGATAAATCCCTATTCGTTAACCATTTGTTTATGTATGACTTGTAATACGTTGGAGATTGAGCAGGGTTATAAAAATCGGGATAGTAAAAGTTGAAGGCTACATAACTTTGGATGACCAAGTTAGTATACGTTACCCCTCCGTATTCCTCTCCGTATTTTATAGTATATTCCTTATAAATGTTATTATTTGAACCGCTAAATAAATTGATTGCAGGGTTAGGAATGAAATAAGACTGTGCATAATTCCTCATTATGTTCCCTGCATTGAAGATTCCTTTCGTACTGGTAACATCGGGGAACTGCTTTATCCTTGCTACCAAAACGGAATCAACGTAGACATCAAATACATACTTAAAGTTGCTTGATGCTACATTTGTGCTTGTTGCCACGAACCAAAGGTCATCATGAAGGGATGCGTATTGCTCAGGTATACTATTTACTGTTATTGCCATAATTACTGATTCTCATTGTTAATTAGCGAAGTCGCTTGTTTTATGTATACTCGGACATCTGCCCCGACTGCTTTACTCATTTTATCATAGAATGCTTGATTAAATACTTGTTCAATGGCATTATCAAAGAACCCAGTCTTGGGTAGACCTCTTTGCTTTATCTTCCTTGCTATGAGGTAAGCAGTGGTTCTGCCCGTATTTAATTGTGCAACTGATTTGCGTTTCTTTTGCAGTCCGCTAAGGTTGTACTTTTGGTCCTCCCTTCTTGATGACAATGCATTCCGCTTTACCCACTTTTGGATGGCAGTTACCATTGGACCATTCATGGAAGGATAGGCAGACTTGAATGAGTAGGGTGAGTTAGGTTGCCCCGACTTGAAACCCTTTACACCTTTATTTACAAAGTCGTAATACTTTGCACCTGCTGAATCAACGGGATACCCAATGTCTATGGAATAACTTGAACCTTGCCTAATTAAATCACCTTGTGCCAGGTCCTTATCAAGTGTACCCGTGTCGGTCTTGTTTGCTTTCTTTAGGTTGTTCTGTGCTGCAATAATGAACCGAGCAGCATAAGCAATAAGCATCTTTTCAATGAATGGTAATTTGCCTAACTTTTGATAGTCCTCTTTATTGGCTGCCTCTGATGCTATTATGGCATCATCAATAACTACATCCGTATTAATTTTTGCCATAAGACTTCCGTATTAATTCGTTATCATGTTCAGTCTTGGCTTTCAGATATGCAAGGTCATTAAGGAAGTTCAAGACAGATAAGTTAAATGCTTGGTCAAGCGTGATACCTTCATGGTCGGCAACCAGTTTGGTTTGATATATCCATCCATAATGCTGCATAAAGCCTGATACCCCTCCTCCGCTTCCTTCTTCGTTACTCCCCCCATCTCCATCTGTTGCACCAAATAGTCCTTTGAATTCTTTATCCAAAGTTTGAATACTTGATAAAAAAAAACCACCGAACCGAGTACGTTTACTACCGATGCCTCAAGCATATCTTGTGCATACTCCGAATGCTTACTCGCATCGTACTTATCATCCTTCCAACCGAGCCAAGTCTTTTTTTGAGGTATAACCATACACGCCATTATTTTATGAAGGTTTCCCATCACATCACTACTAAAGTGCTTTGATTCTATGTAACGGGATGCAGGGATATTCCGCACATCATAAATGCACTTGTAAAACCTGCCGTTTACTTTTATCCGGTCTACCGCCTGGGGTTGTATTTCTTGATGCACGAATGAGATGGATTCCAATAATGGACCAAGTTCTTTAACGGGTAGGCTATCTATTTGGTGTTCGGTCATACCGGTAAGCACAGACAGAACTTTGACAGATAAGTCAAGTTCGGTCATATCCTTTGCCGATAGGTAAAGTTCATTAATCTGCTGGTATTGAAATACTGTTACATTGTTCCAGGTCATATTACTAAATAGTTTAAATGTGGTTTAGTGTATAATCAATCTACTCCCGAACAAGGTTATGAGGGGAGTTGGTCAGAACAGAAGTTACCCCCCTCCCCCAAGAGTAAGCAACTACTGACCATCTACTCCGTCACATAGGTAATCGGGTTAGTCGGCTGAAAAGGGAAAAAGTTACATCCTTCTTTTCATTTAACAGATTTAAACTCCTTGGATTCAGAACTTTGAGAGGTAGTGGTCTACTTGCAATAATCAAGTATGGGTAAAAAAGAACCCACACTGGTAGAGCAGGTGGGTCTAATTTAAGCAGGTTTGCTTGAATCAAACCCGAAACATACTCTACTATCTTTCGGATTGACTTAGCAAAAATACTAAATATTTTAGAAAACTAACTTTTTTAGCAATATTTATTTTTAAGCAGTAAATCTATGCCTTTACCGAACACATCGTTTTGTCAAGTTATAGGTTAACTTTTTAGGCAAAACTATACCTACCACTCCCAACATTCTTTTGGAGGTGTTGCCA